TTCCTGGGTGGTCATTGGGCTCTCTCCGATCCTGATGCGTTTCCCGGATCCAAGACTCGCTCGACCGGACAGCGTAATCAACTGAAATCGCAGTAATTCCATTGCTTTATCCGGAGGGCGGTCGGTCGATGCAGGGCATGAGCGAGCGCGGCTACGCAGCCCGTGTCGGGCTGTCGCGCGGGGCGGTGCAGAAGGCCAAGGAGGCCGGGCGGCTGGTGCTGCACGCGGATGGCAGCATCGATGCCGACGCCTCGGACAAGCGGCGGGCCGAGACGACCGATCCGTCGAAGGTCCGCAAGGCTCCTGCGCAGAAGATGAAGCCGGTGCCCGAGGCGGCGGTCTCGGCCGTCGGCGAAACGCTGAAGGAACAGGGCATAGCCGCGCCGCCGGTCGGCGGTGGCACGACCTTCCTGCAGGCCAAGACCGCCAACGAGGTGATGAAGGCGCAGGAGCGGCGGCTGCGGCTGCAAAAGCTCAAGGGAGAGCTGGTCGACCGGGCCCGGGCGGAAACGCTGATGTTCCGGCTGGCGCGGGACGAGCGCGATGCGTGGGTGACCTGGCCCGCGCGGGTCGCGGCGCTGATGGCGTCGGAGCTGACCGCGGCGCTCGGGGACGGGACCGAGGTCGAGGCGGCGGTGATGCAGAAGGTTCTGGAAACCCATGTCCGCGCGCAACTCGACAGCCTCGCCGACATCCGGCCCAAGCTTGCATGACGATGTTGCCGCTTTCGACGGCGCGACGGACCTGATCCGCGCCTGGTCGCGCGGCATCCGGCCCGACCCGGACCTGACCGTGTCGGAATGGGCCGACCGGCATCGCTGGCTGTCCTCGCGCGCCTCGGCCGAGCCCGGGCGCTACCGCACGGCGCGCACGCCCTACATGCGCGAGATCATGGATGCGCTGTCGCCCAACAGCCCGCACCAGCGGGTGGTGTTCATGAAGGCTGCGCAGGTCGGCGCGACGGAAGCGGGCAACTGCTTCATCGGGTTTGTCATGCACCACGCACCGGGGCCGATGCTGGCGGTCCAGCCGACGGTGGAACTGGCCAAGCGCAACTCGCGCCAGCGGATCGATCCGCTGATCGAGGAAAGCCCGGAGCTGCGCGAGCGGGTCAAGCCTGCGCGCTCGCGCGATGCGGGCAACACGATGCTGTCGAAAGAATTCGCGGGCGGTATCCTGATCATGACCGGGGCGAACTCGGCGGTGGGACTGCGGTCCACCCCGGCGCGCTACATCTTTCTCGACGAGGTCGACGCCTATCCCGCCTCGGCCGACGAGGAAGGCGACCCGGTCAGCCTCGCTGAGGCGCGGTCTCTGACTTTCGCGCATCGCCGCAAGGTGTTTCTGGTCTCGACCCCGACGATCCGGGGGCTGAGCCGCATCGAGCGCGAGTTTGATGCCAGCGATCAGCGACGCTATCATGTGCCCTGCCCGCATTGCGGCCATGTGCAGTGGCTGAAGTTCGAGCGGCTCCGCTGGGACAAGGGCCGGCCGGACACCGCCGAATATCACTGCGAGGGCTGCGACGCGGCCATTGCCGAGCACCACAAGACGGCGATGCTGGAAGCGGGCGAATGGCGCGCGACCGCCGAGCCCGAAGACCCCGGCACCGTGGGCTATCACCTCTCGGCGCTCTATTCGCCGGTGGGCTGGCTCGGCTGGGCGCGGATCGCGCGGGCGCATGAGGCGGCGCGGGGCAGCGACGAGGCGATGCGGGCGTTCCGGAACACCGTGCTCGGCGAGACATGGATGGAAACCGGCGAAGCGCCGGACTGGCAGCGGCTGGCGGAGCGGCGCGAGACGTGGGCACCGGGTACAGTCCCGGCAGGCGGGTTATTCCTCACCGCGGGCGCGGATGTGCAGAAGGACCGGATCGAGGCCGATGTCTGGGCCTGGGGCCGCGGCCTGGAAAGCTGGCTGGTCGATCACATCGTCATCGAGGGCGGTCCCGGTGACCCGGGCTGCTGGCAGCACCTCACCGACCTGCTGGGCAGGACATGGAAGCATGAGAGCGGACAGCACCTGACCATCGCGCGGTTCGCGATCGACTCCGGGTTCGAGACCAGCGCGGTCTATGGCTGGGCGCGGCAGGTGGGTTTTGCGCAGGTGGCCCCGGTCAAGGGGCTCGAGGGCTTCAACCGGGCAAGCCCGGTGACGGGTCCGACCTATGTCGATGCGACGGTCGGCGGAAAACGCCTGCGGCGGGGTGCACGGCTGTGGAGCGTGGCCACCTCGACCTTCAAGGCGGAAACCTACCGCTTCCTGCGTCAGGACCGGCCGACAGCCGAGGAAATCACTGCCGGTGCATCGTTTCCGCCTGGAACGGTCCACCTTCCGTCTTGGGCCGATGCCGAATGGCTGAAACAGCTGACAGCCGAACAGCTGGTCACCGTCAAGAGCCGCCGCGGGTTCTCGAAGCTGGAATGGCAGAAACTGCGCGAGCGCAACGAGGCACTGGACTGCCGGGTCTATGCGCGAGCGGCCGCCTGGATCGCGGGTGCTGACCGTTGGTCTGACGCGCGGTGGCAGGAGCTGGAGCGGCAGCTGGCGTTGGAAACGGAAGGAGCGGCGACTGAGGCGACCGCGCAACCCACGCCACGCATGTCCGCGCGGCGGCGGACTGTACGGTCGAGTTACATGTCGTAGGCGAGGTCAAAGGTCCTCGGCCGTGCGCAGCTGTTCTGTCGCGTCCAAGACATCGGTCTCGTCCCAGATCGCATCGCGCAATAGGAACTTGTGGCTGTTGGTGTGCTCGATGAACTTCGAGTGGTCGCGCACCACGGCGGCGGGGATCAGCGCCGCTCGCAAAATCCTGTAGTCGTCATTGAAGAGGACGGCGGCCAGGGTGTCGAACCCGTCTGGATTGCGGATCGCGGACAGTTGCCGCGACCCGTTCCGGCGGTGAATGCGGCGTCCCTTGATCTGATACCGCGTCCCGTCTTTGCCTATGGCGTCGAACGCTTTCGCGGAGTTGTTCTCCTGCGCCCAGCCAAAGGCGGAGCAGAAGAGGTATTCGGCGAGATCGCCGGTGGGATTGTTTGCCGATCGCAGCACGTTCCGCGCCCGCAGTTCCTCCATGATCGCGACATGAAGGGCGAGGAGTTCGGCGACCGATCTGTTGTCGAGACTGTCCATGCCTTCGTTATGTCAGGGTAACGGAGTGACTGCCACCACCACGAGATGTTCGTGACGTTGGGTGGCCCGCTCCAGCTGCACGAGGTGATCAATGGCCACTATTGCTGATCTGCGCGCCCGCCGCGACGCCCTCGCCGCTCAGCGGTCCTCGGGCGTCGCGCGCGTCAGCTATGATGGCAAGACCGTGGACTATCGCAGCGTGGCGGAGATCGACCGGGCCATCGAGGCGCTGGATCGCGAGATCGCCGCAGCCGAGGGACGGCGGATCGTGCGCCAGATCCGCGTGACGACGTTGAAGGGGCTGTGATCCATGGGGTTGTTCGACCGCTTCCGCCGCCCTTCTTCCGGCGGGCCCGCTGGCGTGCGCGCCCGACTCGAGGGCGCGATGTCCAAACGCCGGTTGCGTGGCTGGAACCCGCCGCTGGAGAACATCAACTCGCTTGTGGCCTCCGGCGGTCCGCGCTTGCTGGCCCGCGCGCGGGAACTGGTGGTCACCAACGGCTATGCCGCCAATGCCTGCGAGGCCTTTGCGTCCAACATGGTGGGCGACGGCATCAAGCCCTCATCGCTGCTCGAGGATGCAGGCCTGCGGGATCAGGTCCAGCGGCTCTGGCTGGCCTGGACCGACGAGGCGGACGCCGACGGGCTGACCGACTTCTACGGCCTGCAGGCCATGGTCGCCCGCGAGATGTTCGTGGCGGGCGAATGTTTTGTGCGCTTGCGTCCGCGCCGGGCCGAGGACGGGCTGCTGGTGCCGCTGCAGATGCAGCTGCTGCAATCGGAAATGCTGCCCTTCGAGAAGACCGGAACAGCGGCGAACGGCAACCGCATCCGCTGCGGGATCGAGTTCGACGCCATCGGCCGGCGCGTGGCCTATCACTTCCGCCGCAGCCATCCCGGCGACAGCACCGATCAGCGCGTGGCAGTGCCGGAGACGGTGCGGGTTCCGGCGGAGGACGTGCTGCACATCTACCGCCCCATCGATGCGGGCCAGATCCGCGGGCTGCCGCATGTGGCGCCGGCCATGGTGCGGCTGTTTTTACTCGATCAGTACGACGACGCGGAACTGGACCGCAAGAAGACCGCGGCGATGTTCGCGGGCTTCATCACCAAGACCGCGCCCGAAGAGCCGATGATTGGCGAAGCCGAGGCGGACCTCGACGGTGCGGCCATGGCCAGCCTTGAACCCGGCACCCTACAGGTGCTGCTCCCCGGCGAGGACGTGAAGTTCTCCAGTCCCGCGGATGTGGGCGGCGGCTACGAGGCTTTCCAGTACCGGACGCTGCTCGCCGTGTCAGCCTCGTTGGGGCTGCCGTATCACCTCGTCACCGGCGATGTCCGGCAGGCCAACTATTCGAGCCTTCGGGCCGAACTGGTCGAATTCCGCCGCCGCGTGCAGCAGCTCCAGCACGGGGTGATCGCGCATCAGCTCTGCCGCCCGATCTGGGCGCGTTGGCTGGAGACCGCGCAATTGGCGGGTCGGCTCGACCTGTCCGATCCGGCGGCTGCGCGCATGGTGCAATGGATCCCGCCGCGGTGGGACTGGGTCGATCCGCTGAAGGACATCCAGGCGCAGGTGCTGGCGATGGAAGCGGGCATCACCTCGCGGCGCAAGGTGGTCGAGGCCACCGGCTACGACGTCGAGGAGGTCGACCGCGAGAACGCGGTGGATGCCAAACGCGCCGAGGCGCTCGGGCTGCGCTACCGCACCAGCCCCGGCGAGACGCAGGGCGCGCGGGCCACGCCATCCAGGCGGCCAAAACCCCGCGATGGTGATGGCGATGACGGCGAAGAGGACGCCGGGGCCGCCACGCCCGACAACACCCAACAGGAGTAAATCCATGAACAGCTGGTACACGATCCGCGCCCGG